TTTATTTTATGCCCGCCGCCATAATAATTTGGATTATTTTTTGAATCTTGCCCGATATATAATTTACCATTAATTAAGTTAGTTGTTTTATATATAATCATAACAATCCTTTATTATAAATATATCGTATCCAATTAATTTTTAATTGATTTTGTAAATACTTGTAAATCCTCGCTTAAGTCCATTATCATCTAATCCATAACCAACAACCCATTCATCATCGATCTCAAATCCATGAAAATCAGTCATCGCAACGCCATTTTTACGTTTTAACAATGTAACAACTTTAACCTCAGCTGCCATGCGGCTGTTTACCATAAATAATGCTTCTAGTATAGTAGATCCAGAATCGCAGATATCATCTACAATATACACTCGTTTACCTTTAAGATCTAATTCTAAATCTTTGATACGAGTAATACCACCTGAATTATCTTGTCCTTCATACGATTTGATTCGAATAAAGTCAATTTCGCAATCTATAGACATCATTCTAGTTAAATCAGAAAAGAAATGAATCGATCCATTTAAAATGCAAATCATTACCGGTGGCAGTACATTGGTACTATCACGTAGATGATCAGTAGAAATTATATCTGCTAATTGGTTTACTCGTAGACTAATTTCTTCTTGTGTGAAAAGAACTTCCATATTGTATAACTATTAATTTAACTAATTCGTTGGAGATCATGGCGTTATTGTAACCATGATCTTTTATCCAACCTAATACTTTAATCATTCAGCTGAATCATAGCAATTTCAGATTCGCGTATTAACACGAAAACATCATCGCCAATTACAACTTCTTTATGCGATCCTAAATTGTTGCGACTCACAAGCACTTTGTTTCCAACTTTAACTGTTACTGGAATTCTATCGCCTGTGTGTGTAAATAAGCCATCACCTGTAGCATATACTTCAGCATTAACAAAATTGTCATTGCTATCCATAATGATAATTCCACTTCTAGTACGATCGCTTTTTACTTCGTCTAATTCTTTAAGGAGTACTTGATCTCCAATTGGTTTCCAATTCATAACTTGTTTCTATTTTTATTGTTTATATAATCTGCGTATTTCCGATTCGCTAATTGCAGATCCTACTAATCTGCCTTGTTCTGCTGAATTACTAACTATTAGTACCGTTGGAACATTTCGTATATTCCATGTTTGTGCTGATTGATAACTTACATCAGTATCGATGAATACAATTGACATTTCGCTTTGAAGTCGTTGCATCATTGGTTTTAGTGCGGCACATGGGGCACAACTAGGTGCGTGGAAGTATAATACTCGTTTCATATTATACTCCTCGTTTAGTGTCAAATGCAATGATGTGATCTCTACCCGTCATGTTATATCCATATTCGGCACACATATCAAATACAATCGGATACATTTTGATTAGTTCCTCTCTAGTATCGCCGGCCGGCATAATATATGTTTTATCTTTTGGGATCTTAAGATATTGTCGTATTTCCTCAATATCAAATAGGTTATCCTCTGTTCCATCCCAAACCGGTTTATAATGGTAATCCGTATGAAAGTCGATCATTGCAGTCATTGCGCTCAAGTTCATTCTAAACTTGTTATGCTGTCTAACCATTTTTTCATCGGTAATATCACCTTGTGGTGTGGGCGTTCCCAATACGGGAATAGAATTAGAAAACTTAGGGCTAAGAGATATAAGGCCAATAGGATAATCGGTCTCAACCATATGCGAGCCCTCAGTCTCGATCGTAATGAGAATGTCTCGTTCATTTGCAAAGTGTGTAAGTTCGTTTACTAATGCTGGATGCATTGTCGGGGAACCTCCCGTTAACATCATTTCTTTGATATGTGGGTTACTATCATAAATATTGATAATATCATTAAATGTGAAAGTTCCCTTTTCTGGATGTATACTCGAATACCAACTATCACACCATCCGCCGGCGCCGAAATAGCATCTATGGGTACAGCCCGTAGTTCTAATTGCTATCGTAGGTCTGCCGAATCGACTTCCCTCTGATTGCACACATCTATACACTTCAATGATTGGTAGTGTTTTTGAGTAATCTTCTATTCTTTTATTCATTTCGTTTGCTCTATTGTAATTTGAATTTTACCAGATGAAATCATATCAATTGCTTTCATGCACTCTTTAAAGTTCTTGCAACCACTTAAATCAATCTTTATTATATTTTTTCTTTTTTTCATAGTTAAAATGGTAAATCGTCATCGTCGTCGACAACTGTAGTTGTTAATGTAGATTCCGCGTATTTAAGTAAAATTGTAACTTGTGTTTCTAAAAAAGTTACCCGTTCATTTAATAGTACTAATTCTGTTTTTGCCTTAAAGTATGCATCCAAAAATGAAATTGGATACGTGGCAACTGCAGGATATTCAGCTGTCTGTTTATGTTCTGGTAAGTCTTCGTATATAATTGTAATTCCTTTTGCTTTTGCAGCTGCATAAACTTGTTTACCAATGCCGGTAGCACGGGTAGATTCCCCTTTATAATTGTATAACGATGAGTATTGTTCCATAACTTATAAATTGCTTATTAATTCTAGTACTCTATCATGTCCGCCGCCATAAACATAGATTGGCGTTCCTAGGCCTACATACGCTCCTCGAATATTATAATCGAAAGCCTCAAATGCATCTTCTTCTGTCATTTCATCTCGATTTATTAATATTTGTATAATAGCATCAATGTCATATACTACTCGAAAGACTTCTCCAGATGCATCTAATCCTATAATAGCTTCATCGAACCCGTCAGCTAGCATTGTTTGATCATTAGACTTCATATATACTCGAATTATTATCGTTTTCGAAACATTCTACTTTTATACACATACATCTTCCGGCATCTGTTGAGGCTAATACTTCATTGAATTTATCAAAGACTAACTTAGCACAAGACTCAGCTCCCATCTTATCCATTACCCGAAGTGCACATAATCCTTCCATTGCTGCTGATTCGAAGAAGTCTAAATATGGATCATCCTTCTCAATTAGCAAAGTATGATCCCACATATAGTTCATCCATGACTTCAATCCATTACCTTTTGGTGCATCTTTGAATCCTCCATAGTCAACAATCCAATTCATATCATCTAATTGATTCTCTTCAATTGGTTCGTTAGAAGCAAACCATACTTTGAATTTAAGAGCATATCCGTGTAGTAATTCACAATGCGAGTGCGATGCTTTATGTTGTCTAAGTGCTACTGAATAGTTTTCAAATAGCTTTGTTGAAATATATCTACCCATTTTTCTTTGATTTTGTAGTTTTTTCTAAATTCGCTTCGACGGCAGCATCAATTTCACAATCGCCATTTGCTTCTAACCAATCAGTGATAATTGTGTTTTTTTCTTGTGGAATTTTAATTCTAGTATATTCGGGGAATAATTGATTTAATCCTATGCCTATACAAACTGTTATTTCTTTTATACTTGCCATTAGTAACCTTTTACAAATTGATAAAATTCTGATCTTGCATTGCCATCATCTAAAAATGCTCCTGATAGTTTTGCTGTTTTCATTGAAGCTCCTTGATGCTTTACGCCGCGGCAAGACACACAATTATGAGTTGCTTCAATCATTACAGCTACGCCTTTAGCGCCTTCAATTAATTCTGCAATTGCATGGTGTATAGCAACAGTTAACTGTTCTTGTATTGCACCTCGTCTACCAAAGTGCTCAACTACTCGATTAATTTTACTTAATCCAATAACATTACCATTATCTGCTGGAATGTATGCAATATGAACTTTACCGCCAATTGTTTGATGATGATGTGAACACATTGATGTTAATGGAATACCTCCTTCGAACACAATACCATCATATCCATCACTTGGGAAAGCGGTGATATCTGACATTGATTCATATCGACCGCGCCATAAATCAGTTACATATGCTTTTGCTACTCGGTTAGGTGTATTATCTGAGTTTGGATCTGATTCCCACGCAACGCCTAAAGCTCGAAGAAATTCTCCGTAATAGAATGCTGCATTTGTAATAATCTCTTGTTTTTCTTCTTTAGTCAACTCAGCACTTGGATCATTTAGGATAATACGTTTAGCTGCTAATTGAGTTGATATACCGTTTGCAAAACCGGGCTTAACTAGTTCTAGATTTTTCTTTTTCTTATCTGACATATAACTTATTTCTTACTTATATAATATAATGTATTTTATTGAGATTTCAAAGTTTTTTCATCTTTATTATATGGGCAATGCCTACAACCGTTGCCACAGCAATAGCCGCGGCGTTCGTGATATGATTCAGTCATTACTCGATATCCATTTTCATAGTAGAAATCTGTAGGAAGGAGCTTGTTTCCAAACTCCCTCACATACAGTTGTTGTACCCAATCTTTAGATGCTGGTACTATCATTTAATTTCACAAGCTCCACCAGCACAAGCTAATTCGCCTGACAGGTCTGTATTATCATCTAATTCAATTACATTGCTTAAATCTATATTATGAAGAGATTTCATCATTTCTTCATAATGCTCTTTTGTACAATCTTCGAATGGTGCTTGAGTATATGTTCCACCATTATATGGCAATACTGAAAGTCCATTGTAATGTTCTCTGTTATCCCACATCCATTCTCCTGCTAAGTCCCACTCATCATCTCTTAATGATACAGTTGCTGATACATTGTGAGTATTGTTTCCGGAACGATGTCCTGGTTTAACCCATTCTAAATGCACTTTCTTAATTCTGTCTAATAACTGGAAAGGAGATTCTGTTCTCATAATTGCGCCTTCTGGTGCTTTTTGTGGAATAGAAATTACTGCGGTATCGTGTGGACGGAAATACTCATCTTCAATTAATTCTGGATGATTACTTGCAAGGTATGAATAAATTGCTTCATTCTTTCCAACACGAATACGACGAATATAATAATCATTGTGCCATGCATGAATTCCAGATGATGTTCCCAATGCTAATGATGTTGTTCCTGCTGGCTTAACGGTAGTTGTACGAGCTGACTTATTAATCCCTATAATATTAGCAACTCTTTCATTTTCTACTTTAACTGCCTTTGCAGCAGCCTTCATATCATATCCTAATACAGCACCAGAGCCAATACCTGTCATTGATACACCAATAAGTGCATCCTTTTCAGTGGTTCTTTGCCAAATTGGTCGAAGATAATGAAAATTAGTGTAGCCGGCTTGAAGCGTACCAATAAATGCAGCTGCTCGTACTCGTTCTTCTAAATCTTCTTGTGATTCAATATCCGAAGCATTTACTTCACATAGGTTGCAGAATTGGAATGGACGAAGTGCAATCTCACAACATGGATTAGTTCCCCAATCTTTGTCATTTGTAAGGTATATTCCAGGTTCACCAGCTCCTGACAATTCAACTCGTTTCCAAAGATCCATAAAGAACTCTTTTGTCAATTTATGACGCATCAATGTTGCTGAATTATTCGCTCTACCTCTTTGTGGGTTATGTTCCCACCAACTTCCTGATTTACAAGAAATCATATCTTCATCATCTGCTGAGAACAAAGAAATAAGTGCTGCTCTACGAATACCGCCTGCTAATACCGCATCAGCAACGTGACAAACCATATCGTGCACTTCTATAGGAGATAATTTATCGCCATCTTCTTTAGAATCTAAAATACCCTGAAGTTTAATCAAACATTCTTTAAGTGGTTGTGGGCCTGGAGCTTTTCCTCCCGATGTTACTAATCTAGCGCCTTTGTGACGAATATCAGAAAAATCAAATATAAATGATGAGCTACCAGTAAAATATGATTTAACAAGCACTTTAACTGCATCTGCCCAACCTTCAATTGAATCAGCAATTAGATAACGACGACTTCGGTTTGGATTCGGTTTGTGTATTTCCGGTAATAATTCAACATGGTGTTTTTGCACTGAGTATCCTACTCCAGTTCCTCCTAATAACAAGAACATTGCCTCACCAAATGCTCGGTGATCATCAATTGGCAAATATGCACAATTATAAATTCGGTTAGGGGAAATTTCAATTGGTTTACCGCCAAACTGCAAACTTCGCATCGATGGCAATATTTTTTTGCTATAAACAAATTGATATGCAGCTTCAATTTCCTCAGCTAACTGTGGATATTTTTTTAGATGCATCGTTTTGTTACGCGTAACTAATTCGTGCCATGTTTCTCTGCGATTGAGTTCGGGCACATACTTCGCATACTTCATGTACACGGTGATTTCACTTAAAATTTTGTTTGAAATTTCCATTGTTTGTAATCTTCTTGTTATAAATGTAAATGTTTTTAGATAAAAAAAGGACGGATATTTCTACCCGGCCTTCAATCTAATATAAATATAGTTTTAGCCGAAACTTCCACCCATATCTTTGAACTTTTGTGCTAAATTTTTCTTCACAATATTCTCCCCGGTTTTCATAACTTGAGTTGTCTGTTTACCCTGAGTTGTCTGTGGTTCAAAGAATTGGAATTGGCCATTATTTGTGTTAATTTTACATGGCAGCGTTATACCATCTGGTCCGAATCTATTTTTAATAACGTGACCTCTACCAGTCCCGGACATTTTATCTTCTACCTTTCTAGAAAGAGACATCAAAAAGTCAGCTACCATCACTTTACCATAAGATGATGCAATTTTATCTGCTTCAATAATATCTTCTTCTAACGCACTTCTACCTGCTTGTGATGCGGTCCATACTGGAACGTCATACTCACCAGCCATACCTCTTAAATCCTCGTACAGCTCTTCTAAAGCCTCGTGCTTGTCCTTTTTTACATTGATCTTCAACAAATCACCATAATCGACAATTACTAGGGCTGGTTTTTTACCTAACATGATCGATTTTTCGAGATGGGCTTTTAATCCCATAACTCCCACTGATTTTGTTGGATAATATTTGACAATCAATTCACCTTTAAGCGTATCCATTTTATCCTGCACAGTGTCTTGATGATGTTTCAATGTTTGGGCATTTATTCCTGTCAATACTGAATCATAACGTTGGCCAACATATTCTTTGTTTAATTCCAATGTATAATGTATAACAGTGTGTCCTGCTTTAATTGCATTTGCTCCAATATTAATAAGAAGCCACGATTTACCAATACCTGCCGGTGCCATTACGACTCCTAATTCACCATTGGCTAAACCGCCATCCATTAAATCATCTACAACATCCCAACCGGTGGTAATTGTGTGTCGGGCAGCTTCATCGTATCGAGCAGCTACACTAGTTTTATAATCTAACCCAATATCAGTATCTGCGCCTGCTTTCATGGCCTTATCCATATTGGTTTTAATCTGATCGTAATTGCCTTGTTGCAATAGTCCCACCGACTCCATGATTGCTCGTTTAATTTCTTGATTCTTACAAAATTTAAGAATCTCATCTTTCACAAAGGTCAAATCATCGGATTCCATAAAACGGAACACATCTTTAAGCTGTTCTAATATAGCAGCTTTCAATACTGATTCAGGTCCATCATCATGCAATTCAGTTAACTTAACTTTCAATACATCTTTTGATGGGGGTGACTTATATTCTCGGAAATGAGTTAATATCACATCTAGCAACCAACTATTCGCATCTGACTCAAAATAATCAGCTTGAATTATATCTGAAATTTGTTGTAAAAATATTCTATCGGTAAACATTGCTGCGAGGACCTTAACTTGGAAGCCCCAACCATACTCACTTAATTTATCTGTCATGTAACAATTATAATAAAAATATTTTTTAAACCCAACCGGTTATTTGTGTGTTTGCTGCGCGAATGCATTCAATGATAGCCAAGTGTTACTTAACCAGTCAGGAAGATTCTTCATTGTGGACCACATTTTATCTTCCATGAACAATCTTTGGAATTCCATTTTGTTTAATCCCGGAATTGGTTGTTGCATTATCCCTCGAATTGTCGTTGAATTTCTTGCTGGAATGTTTAGCAACTTAATATTCATTAAACGATAGTTCTTATCAATTGTCTTGTAATTATCAAGTACCTTTTGATAGTTTTTTGTTTCATTTAATGAAATCTTATCGGCGCATTTATTTTGCAAATCTTCTAATGTGAATTCTTTGGAACTCAACAGCTCCGGGAATGTTTTTAGAATTGTCTTTGGACCGAATCCATCAACGCCAGGAATGTTATCAGAGTTGTCTCCGGTAAACGTTCGATAGACAACATAATTGTTTGGATGTACCCCAAACTCGTCAATAAGTGCTTGTTCATCATACATTTTCTTTTTAATAGGAGACCATACCTGCAATGTTGGACTAATCAATTGATAGAAATCTCGATCAGTTGATACAATGGTAACTTTCTTGCTAACATCCCCGTACATCTGCGCAATATACGCAATAGTATCATCTGCTTCAATTCCATCAATTGATAGAAATGTTACAGGTAAATTATCGAGGTATGATATTAGCCGACTAAATTGCCAACGCATTGCTTCTTGCTCATCTTCGATTGTTGCGAATTGCTGATGATCGTGTCTACGTAATCTTGTTTTATTTGCTCTATTCCCTTTGTAGTCTTTGTATATTTTCTTTCGTCTGGCAGAACCGCCAACACCATCGAAAACAATAACGCATCTACTCGGTTTAAAGTCTCTTACTGCTTTTCCAATAGAATACAAAAATCCAGTAATACCTCCGATATGTTCGCCATCTTCATTAGTTGATGGAGTAGCACCGAAGCTTCTTATGAAAGTATTTAATCCGTCAAACACCATAATATGATCATCGACATTTGACGGATTAGATTCTTTTTCTTTTTGTAACTGTTTGAATAATTGTTGATATTTATTCATACTTTTTTGCTTGTTAGCCTTCTTCGTCTATAACCTCATCAGTGATGATTACATCATCTATTCCGCCATCAATTCCTGCTTGATATTTAAAGATATATGCATCGCATATTCTTTTATACAAACGATCTTTTATTGCTTGAATATCAATTACCTTTTCAACAAAGTTTTTGCTTTGAAATTTAACTTCACCAAATGTTTCACCTGTTTCGTGATCTACATCTTGCAATGTGTAATGTGCTCCTGCTTGCGTAACAATATCGAAGGTTTTCATGATTGCTAACCAACCGCCATAGTTATCGATTCCACTATCATAATAGATTTCATAATCTACTTTACGATGCGGCGGACCGATACGATTCTTCACAACTTGTACATTTGTCTTGCTTCCAACAATTTGTTCAACTCCATTAATCTTTGCTTTGATCTGACCTGTATTCTTAAGTCTTAATCTAACCGATGCGTGGAATGGTATTGCCTTGCCTCCTGCAGTTGTCCATTGATCTCCAAATGATACACCTAATTTAGTTCTTAACTGATTAGTGAATATCAAACAGATTCTTTCTCGAGCAATCCAATTGGTTACCTTTCGCATTGCCTTTGACAAGATGATAGATTTACTAGTTGCATATCCATCCTTATCATATTCAGCAGCCATTTCGATTTTAGTCGAAGCACCCATTATTGAATCTACTACAATTGTAACTAATCGATCTTTATCTGACTTACGAACACCCTCAACGATTGTTTCGATAGTTTCAAATATTTCTTCAATTGTTTCCAATGGTACATACAACATAGTTTTTAAGTCTGCTCCAATTGCTTCGAGAAACTCAGCACTAGTTGCTGCCTCAGTATCAATATACACTGCTAATCCACCTCTTTTTTGTGTTTCTGCTAATGTATGGGCTGCTAACAATGATTTACCTGATGCTTCCAATCCGGTAATTTCAGTAATCCGACCTACTGGGAATCCTCCGTTCGGTCGGTTTGAAATTGCTAAATCTAACATCGAACATCCTGACGAAATAAATTCCGTTACATGTGTCGGTGCATCATTGTCGCCGGCAAGGAAAAATGCTGTTTTTAAAGCTTGACCTTTAAACTGCTTGTTAATGCTATCTGCTAAGGTGTTTGCTAAACTATCAGACAGTTCTGATTTACTTTTACTCTTTGCCATTTCCTACTCCTTAATTAAATAAGTCGTTGAATGCTGATGCTACGTCTTCTACTTTGCCGGCAATTGCTGGCTTAGCAGTTTCTTCTTTTTCTGGTGCAGCTGGTGCATTTGAATTAGATGTGTCAGAGTCTGCATTTTCTGGATTCATCCAATCTTGAAGACATTGCTCTAATTCTTCATAAGTTGGTTCAGGGAAGATATCAGTAATCAAAGGTTGATTCATGATTTTCTCAGCAATTGCTTTATCTTCAGTTGCTGGTTGTGTATTCGGTTTAACACGAATATTTGTTTTTGGGAAATTTGCTCCTTCTGCTGGAGTGAATTCTACATCGATATCACGGCCATTCATCAAATCAGTGATGTCACCATAATCCGGATCAGATACAATTGATAATAATTCTGTGTAGATTTGTTTTCCGAATCCCCAGAACTTAACTCCTTCAGACTCTTTTCCGCGGACGATAACAGGAACATATGTTCTCATTTTAGGTTCGATCTTACGACCCATTAACCACTCATCTTTGTCGCCAGTCTTTTTAAGTTTTTCTGCAAACTCTACGATTGGATCTGCATTGCCAAATGATACTGGAGATAACATTGATCTCTTTGCAATGTCGTAATGAAAATACAATTCTAAGAATGGATTGTCTTTTCTGTGTACATACGGTACAATTCTTACTCGGGTTTTACCTGCTTCAGGTTTCCACAAATTTTGTTTTTTGTCATCAGCCTTGTTCAACTGATTCAATTTCGCTTTGATAGCGTCTAAATTTAAAGCCATTTTTGCCTTTTGTTAATTGGTTAATATATATTTGTTTACTTATTAATTATAATATAAATAATAAATGGGTTAATTCAAAGTAATTAGTTAAGTTTTTTATTTATTTTTTGATATAATCGGTATTAACGTATTTGACCAGAAAATATTTCTCTTAAGATTTCATTTACATCAGTATCGTCGCCTTCAACCCCAACAGCATCGCCAACTTCATATTCTTTACCAGTACTACCATCAGTAAAAATATATTGATATTCATGATTACCGAATCTAGCAACATCAATCTCTACTTTTCTTCCGCGATATGATACCATCAATGTTTGATTGTCCATTGTGAAGTTAGATTGATAATCAGAATCCAACTCTGTTTTCAAATTTCGTAAGATACGATGTTCTGGAGTATTTGGTGACTTAAAGTCGTCTTCGTTCAATAAGTTTTTTAATTTAATCATGTTATCCTTAATAATTTAATATAAATATCAGTTCCAAGAAATTCGTTTAAAAAATATCAAGTCGATAACTCGGTATCCGGTGTCATCTGTAAGTATAAATGAATTTTGATATACGCTCCAATCTAATTGATATGTTTTATCTAATACGCCGTTATTTACGGTTCTAATAACCTCGTTAAGGGCATTAACAGTGTATAAGGTATTAGTTTCTTTTTTACGATGTATACTTATAGTGTTTTGACCTCTCCTTGCAGTTTCATTTGCATTATATGTGCAAAACAAATTATCAGATACCTCTGCATTTGAAAATACAAATATACGGCGTTCTGGTATTTCGTAATTGTGTTGAATATATTCAGATACTATGTTTATATCCGATCGGTGTGCAAATGTGCAAAGTAGTTGTGTTTTCAATTCATGGCCTTATGTTTGACGCTGTATAAATTCATATTTTGTGTATGCTGATTTTAATCCGAATACCCATTGGGCTTGAGATAATGATATTATTGCCCATTCATCTGCTGATGTTGCGACTGGTATTCCTGGCCGGTTTGTATCATATACAATAAGTCCTAACAATGGAACAAAAAACTTATTTTTAATTTCATTCATTTCTGAAATAATTATTTCTGGATTTGATATGAATGAACTACGCTTAATTCTAGTAAACCATAACACAGCATTTGAATTTTCATTTTCAACCGGTTCACCAATATGCACTGATACTGGATCTGATGAGCCAGCCCCGGATTTAATTCTATCATAATCATCTGCAGTTATCCAATATGATGTTTCTGAGTCTGCAGTTTTAATAGTTAATCTGGTATCTTGTATATCAGAATCTAAATCGGTTTCCCAAAATACATTGTGCATTAATTTAAATGCACTATACATAGCTTGCCATGGAAGATAACTAATTTCTCGACCTTGTTGTACATTTGATATTAATGGTATAAATACTTTATCTAAGATTGAAATAAATTGTTGCAATCTTTCCCACGAATGAGAATCTACTACATGTTTCAATTCATTATAAGAATCTGACATTTTAGTATATGGTATAACAATATCATTGAAGAAATCTTGTAGCTGCGATAACAAGTCTCCTTGTTGAGTCATACCGCTTTTAGCTGGGCGGAATGTTTTTGCTTCCGGTTCTTTACCTAATGTACCTTTTTTTGTGATACTAGGTTCTTTACCAATTTCCTTAACTCCCCCTTCGCCATCAGTTAATACAATATCATGTTGAGAAGTACCGCCTGATTGTGATTCGCCTACTCCTAATAATACTTCAATTTCGCCGCGTCCCATTCCGCCAGCAACCTTTGTAGTGTCAGCAATATTATAAAACTTTGTAAATGGTTTATAGCCGCCGGCTAGAAAGGATTGGATAGTATGTTTTCGGTAATTCTGATTGAATGCTATTTGATCGGCAGGTTCTAAATCGTCATATATATCTAATATTTGATGAATTATATCCGGTGATAAATTCAATGACCTTAAACGATCATAATTTAGTTCATTATTAACTTCATCTGCTTGTTCATTTAGACCCTGAGCTTTGTTAACTACCGTACGAGCTTGCAATGGTGATAAATCAGTCATTTCTAAAATAACATGATATAACAACTCATAGTCCTTAGCTCTAGTAGGATATCCGTTTGGTAATCGGTAACTCCATTCCGTTAATATCGAATCAATGGTCATAATGATATAGTATTCATTTTATTATAATTATTGCCAACTTGTATTTTCACCGGAAAGTTACCCGTTTCTATTACCGATTTAATTGCCGGTATTACGTCTTTTGCTTCATGTGATGGAACATCTAATAATATAGAATCATATGTATACAATATTATACATGTTTCCCGATCTTGCAACAAGGCCTGAACTGATAGAAGTTTCTGTACAGATACCTCGGTTTCAGTGGCTTGCAAATAGTAATTAAATAGCTTGTTTGCTGTCATATTTTGTACTGATTCGTTTGTTATTTTTCTTTGCAATATAGGTGTTTTTACATGATTCTTTGCTTTCCATTGTCGCCATAAATCATAAATAAAATCATTTACCTTTTTAAAAAATGGAATTTCTAAAAATTCCTTGTCAATTCCTCCGTAAAGCAATCGAAATGTTATCTGTTTGCTTTGTTCATATTGTTCAGTGGTTAACTCGGTAGTATCAAAATAAAACTTACCAAAATATTCATGAACTGAACCTGCGGGCAATTCGTATTTAATTAATCGGGCAATCAATCTAACATGATACGCATCAAAATCCATCTCAACCAATGCTCCACTATCAAACCTAGTAATAAATGCAGCTCGGGTACCATCTTCCTTATTCATTGCTGCATAATTGAATCCTCGATATGCATTACTAGGTCGTCCAGTTGTTGTATGATAATTATAATTTGTATACACTTTATTATTAGTCCGTAATTCTGGCATTCTAAAGTCTTCTGTTACTTGCAATCCGACTTTTTCTATCTCAGCAAATACTTGCGGGTACACTGAATTAAACTGCAAATACGATTCTGTAAGTTTAACGTTAATACACATTGGCCATGCATATTTTCTAATCTTCTGACACATTGCCAAATGTTGCATTATCGGTATCAGTGTATTCACATTGGATAATGCAGTATGTCGTCTCCAATAAAATTGATGGGCTGGCGTATAATAATGAGTTTCATCATATGATTCATTATACGTGTACCACCACAATGTTTTGACATCCCATACGGCTGCATTTCCTCCCATTTGAAGCCATTGCTTCTTATCATATATAAAGATATCAGTTAGGTCCAAAAATCGTTGCAGATGTTCGGAAAATCCGGTAATCTGTTCAGTATGCCGGATTGGAACTATACGTTCTACTTGATCTTCAGTATACACATAGATACAAGATATATTATTGACTGATGCGTGGCATTGTGAATCTGCCAGTATCGGTACTAATAATATTTTGCGATTTTGTATATACTGAAATAATGCGTCTAATTCTAATTTAGTATCCACTATCATACACCAATATAATAAGGAAAACTTTTCAGAAATCCAAATTATGAATTAATGTCTTTTGGAATATTAAAATCAGTATCGGTATAGAATTCTATAAGATTAGTAAGGCGATCGGAAATTGTAGGTATGGTTATACTGGCTTGAACTACTTGCCGACCATTTTGAGTGTTTACACCTAATGAAGTTATTACGTCTATTTGAGTGTCTGTAATATTCCCGGTAATGTACCAACGCATTTTCACAGCTGTATATGCAGTTGGGTCTATAGTTTTATTTTCCCAATTATGATAAGTTACAGCATCAATCTCCATAACATTGGAAGAATTAATTTTGCTAATAAAATATCGAAAAATATATCCTCGTTTTAAATCTCCCGGATTAATGTTAACGACGGTGGAATATGGTTCTTTATATTTTGGTAATACATTGCGTTTTAATGCAGTATAAATTGGGTCGCGATCTTGCTGTGTTTTAAACGGAATTAGTTTTTTAGATAACCGATTATTCCAATCTCCTTGGGTATACAATTCATTGGTTATATACCGATGATATGCCCCTTTATATTCGACATTATCAGTAGTCATAAATTCGCCGCCACCAGTAAACAAGTTCTTGGTTATTTCATCGATTGTGTAATATAATTTGTTTCTCATATCAATCCAAGCTCGGTCTCATTATACATCTTACATTTGTTTGCCAGATGCCATCATTTCCTACGGTATGTGTGATGCTTATAATACTAAATACCGTATTAACTTTGTATTTAAGTGGTAAAACTTCAAATGTTAATACATCCCCATAACGAAGTCCATTAATACCATCAATCGTAAACTCAGCACTGAAAGGAAATATTGGTGATGTTATTTGTTGAGATTTTCTAATATCACTTGTTGGAAATTTGATATATGTAGTTAACTGCTTGTACATGTCTCGTTGGATTTCTGCAATCATTGGAGATTGCCCTAGTTTAGCACGAGTTTCGTTTAATTGCTTGATCGTGTCTTCATGTTTTTTCTTGTACCGAGCAGTAATCTCATTTATCTTTTCAGGATCTTTTGAATTATACATGAAGTTCATAAATGGTGCAATATCTTCTTCTGAAACATCATCACCACTATTCAATACATATGATAAGTTTTTTACGTTTTCTGGTAATGTTGCTGACAGTTTAAAATCTTTAACTATTGTACCATTATAGTGATTTGCTAGCATTGGAACTGAGTATGGAGTCACTTTTTTAGTAGCACTAGAACCATCAGGTGTTTTTAGACATTTAACATCAGTGAATAGTAATTCAGTTTCGGCATTTGGATTTGTCATGAGACTCATATTAATAGCCCCGGCGGTTGCATACTTTATTTTAGAACTAATCATGTTCATGAAATCACGAAGTATGAATCCAGTAGTGCCGCCGGCGGTAAGTCCGCCACTTCTAGTTCCTTTTATTTCTTTACCAAATAATATATCTTCAATCATTGTTAAATTTAAAAATATACGTGATGGCTTAATTGTCAACGCGTTTTGTGCATCTTTAGTTACAGCACCTGCTCCGTTACCGATTGCATCAGTGTATCCGTGCCAGTTGCTAGGTACTTGATCTTTTATTTGTTTGTAATATGTTAAATTACCGTATGTATTCGGACCACCTGGGTCAGCTGGCGTTCTAGGTAAAAATAATACTTCATTTGGTATACATGATGTTAACTCGGAATAGTAATTGCTATTACATTGAATATCATCACATTGTAGTTTAGCTCCCAAAACACTGCCTTTCATTTTATCTATCACATTAACATTGATAAATTGGACTAATGCGCCTAGTGTGATATATCGAGCAAATATCGATGATGTTTTATCAGCTGCCTCTAAATCCACAATACTTGCAGTTGCTCGTATTTCTAGAGGCGCAATATAATTATATGGTATTGTTTCATCGGCATATGATCGAGCTAATGCAGCTTCATTGGTTATTTTATTAATTGCATTAGTTGATGCATTAATTGTATTTTGAGCTTCTATTTGTAAATTTTCTTGTTTAGCCCGTACTATAGTATCATCATCAACTTGCTGAGGATATGTTTCTCCATATAGTATAAATCGATCGGTTGCTTCAGTGGCGCTTCCTGGATATGTAATAATTGCAGTTGCGACTTTCTGATCAGTAACAGGGCCGATTGCTGTTTTAACTGTGTTGTATAAAGTTTCGTAGAATCCGTTAACTGATGCTACATCTGCATTTGTTGCAGGAACTGGCGCTGTGACAATTGGAGCTTCATAATTAAATGTTGCTTTAGGAGCTTCTACTGGTTTTTGTTCAGTTTTAATCCACATT